AAGGGATTGTTCAAAACATTAACAGCGATAGAGGTTTCGATTGCCAGTTTGGTCGGGCAGTTCATTCGGGGATTTTTGAGGCCGTTTGTCAAACTGATGTGCCGGTTACCGATCTCAAAGACGATACTGGATAGAATCAAGGCATTTACAATAAAAGGTTAGAGCAAAAGCTATATTTTAAAGCAAAAAATATGACGGAAATAAAAGTAATTCAAAACGATAAATTATATGATCTGAATTTCACTCTGCAGGATTCGGGTGGGATGGCGATTAATATAACTGGATCAACAGTCAAATTGAAAGTTCAGCAGATCGGGTCCTCGACTTTAAAGTTCACGGGGATGATGTCGATTGTTAGTGGGACGGAGGGGAAGTGCAAATATGCGGTGGCGGCAACGGATTTCGATAAGGTGGGGAGGCATTACGCCGAGATCGAGGTCACTTTCACATCAAATCAAATCTTAACATTTCCGGATATTGTAATCATAGTCGAACCGGAATTACCAAAATAATTTTAAAAGGTCGAGCAAAGTTAAAAATAACAGCGAATAAAAAAATGGAATTAAAAATTACTTTTCAAAAATTAAGCGAGGAAATCAAGGAAAAAATCTTGAATCAGTTAAAGACAAAAGAAGTTCAGGAAATGATTGCCAAAATCAAGGATGCTCAAGATTCGGGCAAGTTTGAGGTTGTCATCTCAACGGGCGATCTGGATAGGATGGGCGAAGTCATAAATTCTGATGGCTGGGATTTGGAGTTTTATAAGTCCAATCCGGTTGTCTTGTGGGCGCATGATTATATTGGATTGCCGATCGGGCTGACGGAAAATATCGAAATTAAGGAAGGAAAACTGGTGGCTTCGGGGAAGTTTGCGCCGGAGGACGCTAACCCCTTTGCTCAACAGGTCAGGAAACTTTATGATCTGGGGATTCAGAGGGCGACTTCGGTCGGGTTTTTGGAGAAGGAAAGGAAGGACAATAATATTTTAAGAGCGGAATTGCTGGAATGGTCTTTTGTGCCGGTGCCGGCTAATCCATTCGCTTTATCAACTTTAAGAAATTCGGGGATTGATACGGAAGTTTTAATCACGAAAGGGATAATCGTGCCGGTAAAAGAAGAACCGAAAGAGGGTGATACTTGCGAGATGGCTGATGGGACTGAAGGAGAATATCACGCAGACGAAAATGGCGAGATGGTTTGTATGCCGAAAAAAGGGACTAAACCCGAACCTGAAACAGAGGGAGAATACATTATTATCAGAATCAAGGATCCGGACTATTTTGATCCCGATTCTTTCAGGACAATTGATATTTCAAAAGATGAAGGAATCAAGGCAACTGTCGGTTGCAAAAAGGGAGAGTATGGGGGAGGCAAATGTAAAATCGGGACAGAAGTCCAGCGATACCTCTTTGATAAGGAGAAATGGACTTTGAGTGAAGCTGAAGCGTGGGTGAAGGAGCATAAAAAAGCGGAAAAGCAGGATGAGGAAGATCTGGCTGTTAAAGTCGGGGCGGAATTGACGAAACTTCAAACTGAAATAGATGCGGCGATTGTGGCGCATTCAAGAAATATTATTGAGTTATTAAGTCAAAAAAAATCAATTGCCGCCTTGGGGAACAAAAAACCTCAGGGTGACAAGTCCGGGGATGGGACGAATCTTGGTCGAGCACCTGCAGGGTTAGAGGAGTTGGAAGATTATATTTTCCTTCGCCAAATCTTGCAGAAAGTAGATAAAATTATTGAGGACGGATTAAGAAAAACAAAGGAAAAAATCCGATCCTCAAAAAACTAAAAATGGACGAAAAAATTTTAGAGAAAATTCTTGAAGAATTCGGAAAAAAGAACGAAGAGAAGTTTGCTTCGGTTGTTGATAAGATTTTCGAGGAAAAGTTAAAAGTTGTGGTCGGTGATGTTGCCGCTCAGGAAACCAGAAAAATCGTCGAGCAGATGAGAATCGAAAGGATGTTCACCGGACAGGATCGGTCTGGGCTTTCTGAAGAACAGAAGCTGAAATTCGTTGATACGGTCAAGGCCGCTTTGAATATCAGGACTAAAGCTAATGAGGCATTGATTGAGGAGCAGGACAGCAGGGGAGGTTATCTGGTGGCGAAGGAAGTCGCTGACGCCATTTTAAGGATCGCGGCTTCGGTGGGTCTGGTTTTGAGCCAAGCCCAGAAATGGCCGATGGGAACTGACGAGAAGGATATTCCGGCTTATACCGGTGCTTTCTTGGAGGGAGAATATCTTGGGATTGATGCGGCTGGTTCTGTGACTGGAATCACCTTTAAGCAGGCAAGACTGATTACTAAGAAATGGCAATTGGCTTTCGTGGTCGGAAATGATTTGCTGGCTGATGCTGGGGTCAATTTAGCCGATTGGCTGTTGGCTCTTGGTGCTGAGGCTTTAGCTAACAGAATTGATAAGGAAGGTTTGGTTGGGACTGGTGCTCCTTTTGTCGGGATTACTACTGATGGGGATGTCACCGTTTATACGATGCCAACTGGTAAGACCTCATTCGCTAACTTTGATCCTGTGGCTCATGCCTCAGATGTGATTGGGAATTTAGAGGAATCTGTTTTGGATGGTGCAATTTGGGTTTTCAACAGAACGGTCTGGGCGAAGATCAGACAGGCGAAAGATGCGGCAAACCAGTATATCTTGGCATTGGCTGGAGCTCCTACCGTTGATATCTTGACGGCTTATGCTGGAAAGATTGGAGGAGCGAAACCTGTTGGTGCGATGGCTGGTTATCCGGTTTTCACTTGTAAGCATCTGCTTGGGATGACTGGTGATGCGGTATCTACGATCTTCGGTGTGTTTGGGAACTTCAAGGCTTTGGCTTACGGAGATAAGGGAGAATTGAGGGTTGCTCAGTATCAGTCCGGAAGTTTTGGCGGAAAGGAAATCGCTTTGGCAGATCAGACTGGTTTGGTTTATAAGCAACGACACGCTTTAGCGATTGGGTTGCCAGCGGCTTTTGTCAATATCAAGACTGCGGCTTCCTAAAGCTGAGTTTTGAGGCAAAGATTTTTGGACTGAGGATCGCTCCCCCGATTCCTCAGTTTCAAGGTCGAGTAGTTTAATTTTTGAAAAGTAATTTTTATCAATTTCATGGAAAAGAAAAAATACAAAGTCAAATCACCTATTGCTTGGTATGGGAGGAGAGAAATTGGGGAAATTGTCGAATTGACTGACGATGAGTTTAAGGCTTTCGGCAGTGAGTATTTGGAGCCGGTCATCGAGGTTGCGACCGCAACCGGCAAAAAGGTCGAGGCTGGTTCGGCTGTCAAGCCCCGAAAGCAAGGTAGGAAACCTAAGAAATAATAATTAGGTTTTCAAAATTAAAATGAGAAGCGTTTATGATGCGATAAAGGCTCTGTTTACGATTAGACCGGTGACTGCAACTGCTACTCAAACTGGATCGGCTGTTGATACGAAAGGATATAATTCTGCGGCAGTTGTTCTGGAGGTCGGCACTGTTTCTGGGACTACTCCGACTTTGGATGTAAAGGTTCAGGAATGTGCCACTTCCGGCGGAACTTATACCGATATTTCAGGTGCAACTTTCACACAGGTGACGGCAACTGATAATTCTCAAATTTTGAGAATCGAAGGATTAGGAACTTCCAGACAGAGATATCTGAAGGTGGTCGGCACTATTGCCGGAACTAGTCCTTCATTTGCGTTCGGAGTTGAGATTTTGTTAGGCAGAGCTTTCAGAGAACCGGTTAATGCTTAAATTTGATTAGCTTTCTGGCAGGGAGCCCCTTCCTTGTGGGGGCTTGTGCCAGAGAGGTAGTTCATATCGGCTCTGAGGTTGAAGTAGTGCCACAGGGGTTCCTATGGGGTCGATTTAACGGTAAAAAGTCGAATCTATGCCTATTATTGGTCATGCGTTAACAAATTTAGATAGGGTCAAAAATCGGTTAGGGATAACTGAAACTGGTTTTGATATTTTACTGGAGCAGTTGATCAACGGGATCACTGATTGGATCGAAGGGCAATGCGAAGGAAGAAGATTTAAGGAAACGACTTATACAAATGAGATTCACGACGGATCAAAGCCGGCAAAAATTGATGAAGGGAAAAAGAGGTTTCTGATTCTGAAGCACGCGCCGGTTTCTGCTTTGATTTCTTTCCAATATAACGGGGGGACGATCAGCTCGCCCTCTTGGACGAATTTCAGCACGGAAGAATATCAATTACTGGATAAGGAAGGGATGGTTTATATTTTAGGGACTTTGCCGAGAGGGTTCAGGAATATCAGGGCGACTTATTCCGCCGGCTATAAGATTGATTTTGCCAACGAGACAGATGCGACGAAACACAATTTGCCTTTTGATGTTTCAAATCTGGCTGAAAGGTTGGTGGTCAAGGAATTCAAGAAAAGAGAGGAAGTCGGGAAGTCAGGAGAAACTATCGGGGATGCGACGATTAACTGGTTTGACCATTTGGAGGAAGAAGACAAGTCAGTTCTGGCGAGATATCGAAGAATAATTTTTGGATAAATATGCCAGTTTTTGAAGTCGAGATTTTAAATTTAAAGGAGTTAATTTTCAATCTTAAAAGGTATCCGGCGATCTCGGAAAGATGGTTGCAGAAAGCAATCGAGGCTTCGGGAGCGGAATTGCATAAAGTGGCGAGGAGAGGGGTTGTGCCTTGGAGGACTGGAAGATTGACGCAGAGCTTTCAGGTGGCAATCGGGAGGTTGTTTGCGAGGGTCTGGCCGACTGCGAAATATGCTATCTATGTTCACGAAGGGACAAGACCGCACCTGATTTTGCCAAGAGTTAAGATGGCTCTTTATTGGGAAGGGGCTCCGCATCCGGTCAGGAGGGTTCAGCATCCGGGGACGACGGCGAACAGGTTTTTGGAGAGAATGGTTAGGATGGCTCAACCAAACATCACAAAACATTTCAAAACAGCTGGAGATAACATTTTAAAAGAGATTACGAAAATATGAGCTTTTACTCAATCCATAATGCGATAAAAACCAAATTGGAAACTTTGAAAACTGCGACTTTGCAGGAAGTTTATGGGGAGAAGATAAATCCTTTGGAGCACGAGTTTGCGAAGTTTCCGGTGGCGGAATTGATTGAATCGGGGAACGAGGCGGATTACCTTTCGACGAAGGAAAATATGAGGGTTTTTGCCTACGAGATTTATATTTATCAAGGGGTCGAGGAAGCCGGAGGGATTAGTAAGGCTTATGAGAGTTTGAGGAAGGTGGTAGATACTGTTCTGAATACTTTTGATAATTATCAGGATCTGGGAGGGGCGGCTGATTGGATCGAGCCGTCTTTCGCCGGGTTCTCGGATTTCGCGAGGAGAAATAAGATGATAGCGGTGGCGGTTGTCACTTTGAAATGTCATAAGGTGATAACGCTTACTTAAAAATTTATGGCAATGAAGAATTACAAAGATAAAATGCAGAGAGAGGAAAAAACAAAATCAAAGGTCGAAGAAACTTACTTCTTTCCGCCTCAGGATGGGGTGCCTGAATTTAGTTGTCAGGCTTCGTCTTTAGGCGAGGCGGAGGAAAAGTATAAAAAATTTAAAGAAAAGAAATAAATTTTATGCCAACAAAAGCAATTGGAAGATTAGTTAATTTAGGAATCGGAAAGGAAACTACCAGAGGGACAGCAATTGCCGCTACTTACTGGCTTTTCAAAACCGAACTGGATTGGCAGGAGAAAATCGAGCAGGCGATCGAGGAAAGTTCGGTGGGGGTAATAGCTGATTCTGTTGGTGCGGAAATCGTCAAGAAATGGGCTGAGGGTTCTTTTGGAGGGGACATCAAGGATAAGAGCTTCGGTTTGATATTGCTGGCTTTGTTTGGTTCGGTCGCTTCAGCGGTGAAGGAAACAACTGCTTACAATCACACTTTCAGCTTACTCGGTTCGGCTCAGCATCCCTCTTTGACTTTGGGAATCGACGACCCGTGGCAGGATTATCAGTTTGCTTTGGCGATGATCGAGAGTTTGGAGATTCGGTATGAGAGGGGGAAGTTCATTACTTTTACTGCCAATTTCAAATCAAAGAAGGGAGCGACTGCCACTTTGACCGCTACTTATACGGCGGAAAACTCATTCAGACCGCATGATTTCACTTTCAAAATGGCGACTAACTTGGCTGGTTTGGATGCGGCTGGAGCGGTTGTGATTAAGTCAGCTACTTTGAGGTTTGAGAAAAATCTGGAAATAGATGATGTTCTGGGTTCGGTTGATCCGGCTGATATCCTTAATAAGCAGTTTGTCTGCACCGGGACTATCGAGGCTTTGTTTGATGATGAGGCGACTTTCAAAACAGCGACTTTGGGAGATACGGCAAAGGCTTTAAGGTTTGATATCATAAATACTTCGGTGACGATTGGAGCGAGTTCTAATCCGGAACTGAAGATTGATCTGGCGAAAGTGAAATTTAGTGAGATAACGAGGGCGACTCCAATAGGAGATCTGGTGAAACAGACATTAGCATTTAAGGCTTTTTATTCTCTCAGTGATAGTAAGTTATTTAACTGCGTGCTGACTAATACGGCAACCAGTTATTAAAAATATGGAAAGAGAAACAAAAAAAATCACCACTTCCTCTGGGAAAGTGGTGGAGCTGAAAACTTATCTAACAGCCGGAGAAAAAAGGCAATTGAGGTCGATATTTTTGAAATCGATGGAAGTAGAGGTTAAGGAAGGGCAACCGCAGATTCAAAAGATTTCCGGAGCGATTTTGGATGAGGCAGAAAATAAAGCAATCGAATTGACTGTGATTTCATTTGATGGGTCAAGTGAAAATATCTTGGCGAGACTTTTGGAATTGCCGGTAGAGGAATACGATTTCATTTTAGAGGAAATCAATAAGGTGACGAGGGAGAAGGAATTTGAGGAAAAAAAAACGAGATAATCTATAATTATCAACGTTTCTTGGCGATTAGAGAAGGTTCTTTACCAGAGGAAATTTTAATAGCAGAAATCTGTGAGAAATTTGGATGGACTTTTCAGGAATATCTGGAACAGCCGGCTTGGTTTGTGGAATTGATTGTCGAGAAAATAAAAGCAGAAGGGGAAGAAATAAAAAGGCGGGAAAAAGGAAAAAATCAATAATTGGATTATTGGATTTTTAGCAAAGACGACAAAAATGAATAAAGTAATCTGTTAATGAGTTCATCCAATTTTAAACTCACAAAAATCCAAGAAAGAATAAAAGCAAGACCGATAAGAAGAAATGTATATTTCAATCCTTGCTTGAGAGTTATTGGTTTTTTAGAGAGTTCGGAAAGGTTCATTAAATCGATAATATCAAATCAATAAAAAAAAGTAAATGGCGGAAGCAACATCAAAATTAGAGATATTGGTCAAGTTAAAAGATGAGGCGACAAGAGAAATGGGAAGATTGACTGATGAAGTCAAGAATCTTGATGTCGGGTTGAAGGGTGCTGGTTGGTCGGCTGGAATTATGGCTGGGGCTCTGGCGGCAATGGCTGGGGCGACGATGTGGAAGGCAATCGATGCCTTCGGGGAAAGCGAGGTGCAGATGGCGAGATTTGAGGCGATGATTAAAACTTTGCCTCCGGCATTACAGCAATATCGAGAGGAACTTTTAGAAGCGGCTGATCGGGCATTGGATTTCGGGTTTTCTAATGAAGAAGCGGCAATGGTTTTAGTAAGATTATTGTCGGCGACGGGAAATATCAATTTGGCGATGGGGGGATTGCAAGCGGCGATGGATTTGGCGAGGTTTAAGGGGATCGGGCTGGAGGAGGCGGCAGTGGCTTTAATTTTGGCATTTCAGGGGAATAGTCGGATGCTAAAGCAGTTTGGGATCGAAGTCGATGAGCACGCTTCAAAGGAAACTATTTTGGCTGCGGTTTTGCAGAAAGTCGGGGGACAGGCGGGAGCTTACACTGAAACGATGAAGGGGGCGAGAGATGTTTTGAAAACTTATGGAGGAGAGGTTTTGGAAGCAATCGGGAAGAGTCTGGGCTTTAGAGATGCAGTAGTTTGGATTAGAGATAAAGTTGTCGGATGGATAAGAGAGCAAGGCGGATTGAATACTGTGCTGGAAAAGTATAAGGGGATAATCACCATCATAAGTTCGTTTCTGATGGGGGTGTTTGTTGTGGCGATGATAGCGGGAATTGGGATTGTTTTGGCGAAAGTGGCGGCTCTCGGCCTCCTTTTGGCGGCCGGCGTGGCTCTTGGGGCTTGGATTGGGGTCTTTGTGCTTCTCTGGAAAGGCGGATGGGAGGATATTAAATGGGCATTCGGGATAGTGGCGGATTGGTTAGTCAATAAATTTAACTGGTTGAGAGACAGATTTTGGGAAGCAATCGGGTGGATAGAAGATAAATTAAGAGGATTCATTGATACTTTGGAAAATATCGGAAAGAAGATTACCACTCCTTTCAAAGAGGCAGGGGCGAAAGTGGGAGAGATAGTTGGGAAGATACCGGGATTCCAATTCGGAGGGATAGTGACGAGACCGACATTGGCGATGGTCGGTGAAGCTGGGCCTGAGGCGATTATCCCGCTTCGCCGGGGAGGAGGATTCGGAGGGGATATCATCATCAATCTTTCAGGAACTTTTTATACCGAGGAAGAAATGGCGGAGAAATTCGCGAACCAGATCGCCAAACTTATTAAATATCAATTGAGGATTTAAAATGCCAATCGTTTTAAAAATAAATGATGTCGATAGGTCAAGCTGGGTGGACTGGAAAAGTTTTGAAAAAGTCGAAGTTTTAACAAAAGAAACCGACAGATTGCAGTTTGAAATCAGGAAAATCGGGGCGAGGACTGCTCTGGCTCTGGGGGACAAAATAACGGTTCTTTATGGTGCCTCGAAAATCTTTGAAGGGGTGGTGGTGGAGGTCTTGGAGGAAATCAGGGGTGGGATTCTGATCGGCTGGCAGATTAAATGCAAGGATTGGACGCATACTTTGGACAAAAAGCTGGTGATTAAGAGCTACACCAACCAAACTGCGGCGGCGATAATTTCGGATATCATCACCACTTATTGCCCGGGATTCACGACCAACAATGTGGTGGCTCCGGTCAATGTCGCCTCGATAAAATTCAATTATGAGTTCGTTTCAAAATGCCTTCAGCAATTGTCCGATCTTCTGGATTATGACTGGTATGTGGATTACGACAAGGATATCCATTTTTTCTCGGAGGAACAGAACACAACACCTTTCAATCTGGATGACACTTCGGGGAATTACAAATTCGGAAGTTTGGAAATCAATAAAAACATTTTGCAAATCAAGAATACGATCTATATTAGGGGAGGGGAATACAAGGGGAATTTGGAAACCTTTATTTGGTCGGCTGACGGGCAACAGATTACATTCGACCTCCCTTATTCTCTGGACGAGATTACGGTCAAGAAGGGAGGGGTGACGCAGAGTATCGGGACAGATTTCGTGACCGATCCTAATCTCGTCGATTGCCTTTACAACTTCAACGAAAAGCAGATCAAGTTCAGGTCTGATAACAAGCCGGGTTCGGGAGTGGCGGTCGAGATTTCGGGGAAGCCGTGGATTCCGGTCATAGCGAAGATTTCGGACTGGGAGAGCATCGCTAATTATGGGGAATACGAATTCGCCATAATAGACAAGTCAATCAAGACAAAAGATGAGGCGAAAAACAGGGGAAAGGCGGCTTTAAGGAAATTCGGGGAAACTGTCTGGGAGGCTTCTTTCAGGACGAATAAGGTCGGGCTGAGAACCGGGCAGAAGATCAGGGTTCAATCTGATATCCGGGGGATTGATAAATGGTTTATGGTCAATCGGGTCATTTCGAGAACGAGGAAATCCGATGAGTTCGAATACGAGATTTTCCTGATCGCTTCGGGTAATGTCACTTTTATCGATATGATGACGGGATTGCTGGAGAAAGATAAGAAAAATATCGTGATTGCGGCTAATGAAATTTTGGATAAAATCGAGACGATTGAAGATTCGGTTTCGATAGCGGAATCGGTCAGCAGATACGGGGTAAAGAATGTTTTGGAATCAGCGAGCATCGGAGAAAGTATCCAAATGACTTTGAAAACTCCGCCTTTCAAATGGATGCCTGATGCCGTTAATCCGGCAAAATGGAATCTGTTTTCGTGGTATTAAAAGTTCATTTTTAAAAGTCGAAAAATATGAGAAAAAAAATCAAAAATTCAATAAGGATAAAAGGAGAAATCGTTGGGACGATTAGGGATACTATTTCAGGAGAAATTAAAAGGATTTATAAAAAGAAATTCAATTTGATTGTCAC